CCATTTCCAAATCCACACACCATATCTTGTCCTATTATTCTTGTGCCACCTACCATCTTCATAGTTGTTGCACCTCCACAACATCATAATCTCCTGTTGTACTAGTCTTTGGAAGGATTGTGACTGTATTACTTCCTTTGCCACCAGTATCATCTACAACAAGTATTCTTGCACACTCACTAGGTATCATTATTCCAGTATCAAGAGTGTCTCCCATAGAAGCAAATATAACTTCATTTGTATTGTTGAGTATTTGATATTTTGCAGATTTCTTTGAGAAAACAAAAGACAACTTTGTATCTGCTACACAAGGTTGCCTTATTACCTCTTCCTTACCTTCCTCTATTTCAATTTTGTCCTCTTCTGCAACTGCTACTCCTAGTTTTTGTAGTAGTGCAACAAAGTATTTATCTATTCTGCTTGTTGGTTTTGGTAACATATTATCAACTCCTTTTTAAATTCTCTTGTAATTTACATCTAAATATAGGTCTAATGTAGAAATAGAGCCATCTACAAGGCTTGGCATTCCACTAACCTTTACAGTTCCATCTTTATATATTTGTAAGGTGCATTTCCCGTAAACCCTTGTATTATCCTTGTTATAGCCATACTCTTGGTGAAATCTTATATACTCTGTTTTGGTATCCGGGAAAGCCCATAAAGGCACGTAATTAGCATTTATTTTGAATAGCTTATCTTCTCCTGTAAAGGTCTTAGAATTAACCGTTAAAGTCGCACAAAGCCTTACTTCTTGCTTTGTTGCGGTATACTCACGATATTTGTTTGCATTTGTACTATTAATAAAAAAATTATTATTCCACTCTAGGGGCGTAAAGTGATAAACTTGCTGAATCTCCGTAGCTTCCACTACTGTTTTATCTGTTAAGCTTACCCACTCCTTTTTATTATGAAACTGAATTTTCCCTATAAGTGGACATTGATTAATTTCTAAGCAAATGCTTGTATCTGCCCTATTTCCTTTAGCATATACAGTTATAGTGTTATCTCCATTATCTACATATACGCACCTTAGATTTTCGTCTATTATGTTGTAGTCAAGACCATGAAAAATAACCACACCTTTGCAAATTGCTATGTAGTAATTTCTTTCAATGAACACCTTGTCTCCGGAATTTTGAAATATCTTAAAATTGATATTATTTTCATAGCTGTCTGTTGTATTCATGTAAGATTTTTTCATTGTAAACATTGCACTGTACAAGGTATTATCTGCCCCTTGGTTTCTACTCATTGCATATATTTTATTCATCAAAAACCACCCCCATGTACTCCGTAAAAAGCTTCTTGATAGGTTCAAACATTTCTCTCGTAGTAGTGTTGAAAAGGCTATCGAAGTACCAATATGTCACACTTGATACATAGTCCATCATTTCGCTCTCGAATAAACCTCTAATGAACAATGCGCTTACTTCTCCATAAGTTGTTGTATAACCCGTACCAACAAGATTGTAGTCTCCTGGATTTGCTAAAGCTTCCCAAGTATCCCTTAACCCCGTTTCTGTTATATAAATTTCTTTGTTTGGGTATTCTTCCTTAAGTGCTTTTACAAGGGTTACTTGCCTATCCCAACATTGCACTTGTTCCTCTACTGTTGCACTTGCACCGTTATAACTCCCTTTTGGATATATATTGCTACAAAATACATCTAACTTATCTGTTATATCCTTATCCATTACTATTATTTCTCCGATGTTTAAACATGAAATACTGGCTTTATACTCATATTTTTTTGGGATTTCTAAAACCTCAAGTACGAAATCCTTGTATGTTGCAGAGGAATATACAGTCGCAAGTTCATTGAAGCAAGTAACTACGCTAGGTTTGTAGCCTTCCTCAGACAAAGCACTACAATAAGTATCTATTGCATTCTTCCAAAAAGGTTTAAACGTATCTATCTTTTTAGTTACATTTGCTTTTGTAGTAGAATCATGAAGCATAAACTTAAGATGTTCTATATTAAGCCCCAATCTTTTACATTCACTGCAAATATGCTTAACTGTATCAAGTTTGTGTATCATGTACCACCCATCTGTTGTGCTAGAAATAGACTTGTCTTTTCCATATGCTCCGTACACGCAAAGGCTTATCCCGTCCACTCCCATACTTTTGAACAGTTCCAGGTCCTTAGTTATATAGGCATTGTCCCTAGACAAATAGCTATCAACATTACTTCCCATTACCCACCATTCCGCAAGATTAAATGTAGCTTTTAGTTTTCTAGTTAGTCTTTTATCAATTTTGTTCAGCCTATCTGTATACTTTTCTTCTATATTTCCACTTGTTTCTTCAAAGTATTTATCCCATTCTTTCACGGATTTAAGGCTGTTTTCAAGGGCGGTAAATTCATTTGTACTCTCCACCGCCTCATCGTCTTTTAGGCTTTCTTTTATGTCTATAGATATAGGAGAGGTGGATAAAATGTCGTCTCCTTCTACTATAGTTAGCATTAGTCTTAATTCCCCTACTTTTGCAAGAATGTTATTGGTAAGTCTAAGTTTACATTTTCCTTCTGTTGTGCTTACCACTTCCAGGTCTATAAACACCTTAGTGCCGTCTGGCTTAACTCCCCACGCCCTTACAGTTCTATTTGTAAGAGGGTAGTCTGTGCCATTAGCGTGTAGGTGGAATAGAATAGCTCTAGCACTATCATTTTGCCTTACACTTGTATAATTTATATATTCTCTATCTATTTCAATATCTATTTTTCTTATATATTCCAATTGCTTCACCTACCCTTGGTTGCTTTCTAAGTTCTGTATTCTCTGCTCTAAAGCAGATAGCTTTGCAGAAATTCTATTTAATATTATTTTTAAATTGTTTAAGCCACTTACATTGTCATATTCATAGTCATCAAGAAGAATATTATTTACAGTTCCTAGAAGTTTAATGTCCTTGTCAAATTGCACATTTTCAAAAAATCTTATTGCATTTTCATCATCAAAAATGTTGTATTTGTCTAGTCGTACATATGGGGCTATTGAGCCATCACTTTTTTTGTATCCAAGGGAAATTGCAGATGTAATCTCATTCCACAATTCTATGTAGCCTTTGTTTTGGGTTGCATTTCTTGTAGAACCTAGGGAGCCTATATAGTTTTCATTTTTCCAATCGTAAAAATTCAATGAGTTTCTTTCCATTTTCATTGCAAGTTTATTGTTATTTAAGAATGAAGCTCCTCCTGATCCAGATAAATCTATCCTAAAACTTCCATCTGCATTTTGTATAAGAATAGTGGAAAGAATACCTGTGCTTATTAAGCTTGCATTTATCTTCCCGTCCAATGTGAAACCATAGGTATACTTTCCATAATATCCTGTTGTAGAAAATCCTAAACCATTCTTGTTTAACCTAGTAACTACAGTAGCCGTGTTTATATCTTTGCTGTCCATTGCGAGCAATTCCCCGTCCCTCACAACTACATAGCTGTTTTTCATACCGGCTTTTATAGTGCTATCTATATATGCAGATAGATTAGGAACTGTATTAGTGTTTAATAATTTCTTTATGCCTTCTATTATCGAACTTGTGCTTATTTTAGAAACTACATCTGTATTGGATAGTGTTATCTCTTCTGTTTTCTGTGCCAATACATCATAGATTTTTTCTTTTGCACGCACCTTTATATTTATGTTCAAGGAAGGCACGTGTACCTTTATAGTGTCGCCTAAGTAAATTCTTTCAGCCTGTACATATTCTTTATACTCTTCATAGTTTTCTAATTGTGCAAAATTAATCGTATAGGTAGCTTTTAGCACATCTATATTGTTGTTTTCAAATTCATTTTTAACTAGTCTGTCGAGTTCTTTTATTGCTTCCTCTTCTGTGTCAAATCCTTCCTCGTCTGTAGAGGTTTTTACCTTCACATCTGAGTACTCTATGACTTTTGTATATACATCTCTGTATTTATTTATCAATTCACTTTCTATCCAATGCCCCTTTATTCCGTCAAAACCTTTTCCAATTGCTCTAGTACAAAGAGAATCTAGGTTGGTTGTTGCATTAAAGCCAGTTAGATTTTTCCCTTCTCTTATGCAAACACCTCGCTCTTGTCCAATTTTAGAGTTAATGGTTAGAGTGTATCCTCTTCTAAGCGTTTCGCCTCCCCACTTAGATATAAAACTATTATCGCTACCATAGATAGCTTCTTGAACGTTCTTACCTTGATAATTTGCACTGTTTACAGTTGCAATGTCTGAGTCAAACATTATATCTTTTCTGCCTGTTGCATTGCTCAATAGCCAGTTCAAAGCAGATATCCCGTTTTGGTTAGTTGGCCTTACATCTTCAAGAAACAATTGTTTACATTCTTGTATAGTGACTTGATTAGCAACTATGGTAACCCTTCTTGTTGTTTTCGTAACCTTGTTTATTTTAAATATCTCGTCGCCGTAATCTAGCCTACATTTTAAAATTGCTTCTTCGCATAGAAGTTTTTGAATGTCGTCGTCAATAATGAATTGGGCATCTAATACGTAAGTTGCTGTTTCTATATTTTCTGTTGTTTTTGCACTTATGCAATAGTTGTCCAACGACTTCCCATTATAAGCTATTACTTTGTCCCTTTCTGTTTCCTTTGGGAAATAAGCTATTTTTATTTTGTTATTCATATTCCCCTCCTAATAGTATTTGGTGCTATAGTTTATTATTGCCTTTGTAACTGTACCGGTCAAAATTACTGTGTTAGTTCCTTTTTTCAGTACAGGGAAATCTCCTATTGTATCCCATATCTTAGATGTACCATCATTATTTACTACTTCTTTCAATTCTCCATCTACCTTTACATAGTTAGATACTTTTTCAATTTGTATTGCAACTCCCCCACACGAAACTTCTACATTCCCGTTCCCATAAATCTCTATAGTTGGGCATGTGTCAAAGTCCCCAAAATTATATATATCTATAGATTTTGAAGAGGTTTCTATTTTGCTACTATCCGCAAATAAAAAAGGAGAACATACAAAATTAACTGTAAATTCTCCGTACAACTCTAATTGTCTTGTTATTTCTCCAACCTCTACATTCCTAACTTTATAGTATCTGTCTTGCATGTTTAGGTATAGTTTATTGTCTTCAACGTCAAACAACCATCTATTTATTTCCATTATAGATTTGTGGTAGCTTTCTGCGTCTAAAAGTTTGAAGGTGCAAGAAATAGTCTTGTTTTTGAAAGTTCCTAGCTTTTCTATCAAAGGTTCTTCTTTCCCTAGAATTTCTGTTGTTTCTATATTTTCTGCAATGGTTGGAATATTTGGATATTCGCTAAGTATTAATCCTAAATCCTTGCTTTTTCTTCCATTAAAAAAGAAATTATAATCTGTTAGCATATTACCACCTTCCTGAGTTGTAATTGTCAATTTCTCTTTGATGAGGGGCCACTACCTCTCTTACAAACTCCTTACCATCTACAACTAAGCTCACATTTACTTTTAGTTCTTCTCTTATATAGTCTTTCAATTTATCTAAAGGAAGTATAGCCTCTGCATTAGAACCTTTTCCTTCGTTCTTATCTCCTACTCCAATACCGCCTAATACTGTTGGTTTTGTGAATATAGCCCCTTTAGCATACCAATCTACATTTATTTTTGGGACACCTTCACTTAGCCATTTTATAGGGTTTGCTGAACCACTGACGCTGAAATGTGGTAGTTTTATGCTAGGCAATTTCCAATTAAAATTAAAAAAGCTTTTAACTTTATCTATAGCCCTTTTAACAGTGTCTTTTACTTTGTCCATAATTCCTACAAATTTATCTTTTAATTCTCCTAATTTTCCGCCAGTAAGTTTATTTATAGCATTGTATCCAATAGAATAATACTCTTTTATTCCTTGCATAGCTCCAGCTACAATGCCCTTTATTCCTCCACCATTTTCCTCATATGCAGATTTGATGTTATTCAATTTTTCTTTTACAAGATTTTTAGCACCTTCTACTGCGTTTGACATAGTATCTTTTATACTATTCCATTTTTCAGAAGTTGCATTCTTTATGCTTTCCCATTTTTCTGTTATAGAGCCCCAAAGAGCTTGAGCCTTTTCTTTTATAGTGTCCCAATTCTGCCATAATGCCACTCCTATTGCAATTAATGAACCTATAGCCAATACAACTAAACTTATTGGATTAGCCGCCATAACTAAATTAACTGCTGCTTGTGCTAATTCTATTGCCTTTAATACTCCTGTTACTACTTTGAAAGCTAAAAAAGCCCCTAGAACTCCACTTAAAATTGGTAAAAGTATATTCATGTGGTCAGCTAAAAAACCCACTGTTTCTAATATTCCTTTTAGTGCCTTACCTGTAACATCAGCTATTGCACTAAAATTAATTGTATCAACAAAAGCTTTTAGCTTAGGCACTCCTTCGCTTTGCAACCAATTAGCAAACTCATTACATATTGGAAGAACCTTCTCTCCTATAGGAATTAATATTCCACTCTGTATTTGCCTTCCTATACCTGCCATAGCCTCGCCAAAGCTATTGTATTGAATTTGGTTTAACTGCTCCATGCTATCAGCGGTCATATCAAAATAGTCGTTTGCAGTAGAAAGCGAAGTCACAACATCTGCCCCTAAATCTTCCCACATTGTTCCCAAAAGGTCTGTACCCGCTAAGTTCTGTTTTACAGGGTCATCACATTTTTTAAGCCCTTCAATGACTTGATTAAAAGCCTCTTTAGCACTATCTCCACCACTAGCAAATTTTTGAGCCATTTCATCTGCATTTAAGCCTATAAGTTCAAACCCTTCAATTGTCGTATCAGAGCCATCTATAACCCTAATAGATAACTCCTTTACAGCGTCTCCTATTTTGTCTAAATTAAATGCTCCTGCTTCTGTTCCACTTTCAAAAATAGAAAACATATCTTCAGCATTCAAGCCAAGTTTTGCAAATTGCACAGAATACTCATTAATGCTGTCTATTAGTTCGTCTGAGTAGTTTAAGCCTTCTTGATAGCCTTGTGTTAGCAAATTGAAGGATTGTTCTGCTGATATCCCAAAGTTATCCATCAATGCTTTTGCGGAACGTGTACTCTCGTTAACTTCTACATCAAAGGCATCTCTGAATCCTATCGCATATTCAGTTACTTTTTGCAATTCATCACCAGATAACCAAAGATTTGTTCTTACTTGTGCAATACTATCTGCTACATCGTCAAAATCTTCGCCGAAATTATTTCCATATATCTCAAGCATAATATCCTTATACTCGTCCATAGTATCATTTGTTTCGCCAGTTTTGACCTGCAAAGAATTAAGAGCCTTTGTCATATCGTCTGTACTTTTTACTGCACCAACTAATGCTCCGCCTATAGCTACCATGCCCCATTTAAGAGCACTTCCAACCTTAGACATTATTCCTTCCATTGAATCAACACCTGCTTGAACTTTGTCATGTGCTTCATTTAAGGAGTTGGATAAGCTGTTTAAGTCTATATCAATTACACCAGCAATTCTAAAGTGGTCTGCCATTTACTCACCCCCTAGCTTTTGAAATTTACTTACTACATTTTCTGCATTATTGCACTTTTCTAGCAAAGACTTGTTTTTTATTTTTCTTTCTGTTTCAAGTCTTTTTTTGCTTTCTACGAAGCTTTCTTTATCTTGTCTGTATGGGTAGGTTGAACAATATAACTGATAATCTCTGTCACTTACAAATTGCATTATGCTTGCAAAAGTAACCATCTCAAACTCCCACAATTCTAATTTACATAACTCAAGATAAGAACTTCTTTTAGTTATTATGCCTACATAATCTTCAAGTAAATCAAATTCTACTTGAAGAGCTTCGTAAAAACCTTTTTAAAGTCATTATTTTTTATAATACCTTCTACCATTTCTGCTAAATCTAATAAGTCTGTTTCTTCTGATATTTCTTTTATGTTTTTCCCATATACATCTGCTAGTAGCTCATAGATTTCTTTTTCTGCATATACTATTTTTTCAAGAATAGTAAACAGAATATCTTGTGTTATACTAGCATTTTCCTTTTCTATTTCTCCAAGTTCTTGTGCTAATGTTTTATTTTCCTCTAAAATAATTGCTATATTGTCTGTGTTATTTTCTAAGCCATTCCTATCTAATTCCTTTAAGAGCTTAACTTTTGCTATTCTGTTTTTCTTTTCTAAGTTTGTATATCTAGCATAAATCTCTCCTAAATAATTCTTAAGTTGTAGCTTATTTATTATTGCTAGTATTTTAAATATACTTTTCCCATATATTTTTACTTCTTTCATTTTCTTCTCCCCACAATAAAAATGAGACTAAATTAATAGCCTCATTACTCTGTTTCTTTTAATGTTATTATTTCAACTGGTTTTGAGGTGAAATTAATTCCTTTATCTTCTTGCTTTATTCTTCCTACAAATTTAACCTTGCATACCGCTTCATCTTTAGATTTGCTATCTAAGCTAAAGCCGGATTCATTGTAGCAATTATGCACAATTACACACATATCTACTCCTGTTGCTGTTGTTCCCACTACTGCAATATCTTTGTATGCACTTTCTGGTATGATTCCTGTTTGAGGAACATAAACATCATATTTTGTGCTAGAATTTTCAGCTTTTACCAAAGAACACATTTCAAAAAGGTTCTTATCGAATACATTTATAGTGCCTTCTACATTACCCTTGCAAGATACTATTCTTTCTCTACCAACTACTGCTCTGTCATTGTCCCCAGCTTCTGTAATTTGGTGCAATTCTTGTTCAAGTGTAAAAGTTACGCCGTCATCATTAACTCCTAATTTTGTTTCATCTGTAAATTTAGAAAACAATGTATCTAATTCATTTGTGGAGAATCCTCCTGCTGTAGTTGCATATAATACGCAGCTATCAAATACATATTTGTTCAATTCTATTCCCCCTTTACTTATAAATATTTATGTAATATTGAAGAACTGTATTTCTTGTTTTTTCTTCATTGTCTACATAATTTGTGAGCCATACATTTTGCCTTATTATTCTTCCATTTGTAAGCATAGCTTTATTTATAACCTTGTCTGTTTCTATTGCCTTTTCTTCTAAACTGTAGTTATCTATAGCACCAACAAAAGTGATTGTAAGCATTATTTCATTCTTGTATTCTCCATCACCTATATTCTCAAGTTTATAGGCTACATAATATCCTTTAGAAAGATTTACTTCCTTAGGAATAGAATTGAAATAAACATCATTGTTTTTCTTACAAATAAGGTTATATATCTCTTCTTGTATTTTACTTATATTTAAATTAATCATTATTATTTAATCCACTCCTTATTGCTTGTAGCAAAGAAGTTTTTATATTACTAATATCTCTATTTAATGTGCTTCTTATATAGCTTTTGTTTTCATATTCAACTTTAGCGGCATAAACTAAAGCAGAACCTATTTTCAAAGCATACTTAGTGCCACTATTGAGTTTTTTGAATGTAATGCTCCTACGTAAATTGCCAGTTAAAACTGGAGTATTAGCTTGTACTTCCGCAACCTCTGCAACTCCTGTAGTGTTCTGCCATGTTTCTACTGCATTTTTTATATCTTCGGTTATCTCGTTTATGTTAAAATCAATTTCCCATCTACTACTCATAAGCTACATCACTTTCTTTTATTGCTAGTAAGGTGTATGCATTCCATACTATTTTTTCTTTTACTGTATAGGTTTTGTTATTCCAAACAAGGAAATCTCCGATTTTAAATAAGTCTAAATTTAAATAAATGTTAAAGGTTGCATCTACTCTTTCACCCCAGTCTTGGAATTTACTTTTTTCTGTAATGGGTTGAATATTGCAGACTATATCACAATTATTTTTAGAGTATTTTGTTACTAACTGTCCTTTAGTGTTCTTTATTACAACCTTGTCAAGTTTATTTATTGTTGCATTATTAAAAAATACCATCATTCTCACCTTTAATACATTTTTAGAAACGGTCTAGGGAGTAAGGCCTTTACCATTCCATCAATCACTACTTCACTTAACTCTGTAGAAGTATAAGAAATAGACTGCGAACCCTGAGAGATAGAAGAAACCCCTGTAGGCCTATTCTCTGTTGTTACTTTGTTATAGTTATCTATAGCGATTTGAATAGCCTCGGGGTACTCTTCTTTTATCTTTTCATTGTCCCAGTCCACATTTAAATAGTGCCTTATGGCTGAAATTATTATTTTTTCTTCCATAATTACGCTATTTCGTATAATAGCCCAGCTATTCCCTTACTTCTTAATGCAACTCTACCGTAGTTAATTAAACCTCTTACAGCGTCTGAGAATGAGCCTTCTAATCTTAATGCCTCTGTCTTGTCTAATTGCTTTCCAAACGCAAATGCAGACTTGTGAACAGCTAGAACAGTATTGGCTGGCACTTCTTCACATTGAATTATAGTCATTCCATTTATTGTAGCTCCTTGAACAATTCCGTTAGGTAGCACGTTGAAATTGTCTACAAATCTCTTGTCTTTGGCCATTAAGTTGATGTATTCAGCGCTTGCTATTACATATCTTCCAGCTACAGGGCACTTATTCTTTGAAAGAATGGTTCCTAAATCAACTATATAATCATAAGCCTCATCACAAGTAGTTATTGATTTCTTTGCTGAACTTGTTCCAATTAATTGCTTATTTGATGTAGTTGGAACTTTCGCCATTTCAGCCAATACATCAGTATCAATAGTTTCTTTTATATCTCTTGCTTTTTCTTGCACTAACACGCTTAGAACTTCGCCTGCTGCCTGCACTTTATCTACATCTCCCATTTTTAAAGCCCAATATTTAGCCTTGTCAAAAGGTAGTTCTATCTCAGAAGTACTAGCTTCGTCATATTCCACTTTTCCTTCGTAATCCTTTATAGTCCCACCAGATACAGTATTAAAAATAGCCTTTCCGCCTCTTATTTCAGTTGGTGGAGTAGTAATAAGGTCGACAACGGAAATGCCTCTCCATTCAGTTAATAGAGCTGTTTCCCATACGCTTGGTATAAAACTTGTTATTGCCATTTATCATCATTCCTTTCTATTCTTCGTTTTCTTTTTTCCATTTTCCATATAGACTTGGATTTTTTTCTACATCTCCCCATGTGATTTTACCACCTTGGCTTGGTGTTGGTGGAGTGTAGGAACTTCCTTTGATTTTTTCATTCACTTTTGTGTCAACACTTGAAGAAATTATTTTATTTATCTTCTCTATGTTTGCATTGGTAATCTCATCATTAGCACCTAAAACAAAATCTAACAAATCTGAACTAAGCCCTTTTTCACCTAGGATTTTTGAATATTTGGAACTCATTTCAGCTTTAATTTTATCTTGTTCCATTTGCTTTATTTTAGCTTCCATTTCTTTCAGCTTTATTTGGTCCTCAGTTAGACCTTCGTTGCTTCTCTTTTTTATTTCCTCTTCAACCAAGGAAGGAAGTGTTTTCTCCTTAAAGGTGTTAATTCCTTTGCTAACCTTAGAATCTAAAGTAGAAGTGTAATAACCCTTTATTTCCTTGTTGCTGTTTAGCATTTCCTTGAAGTCTTCCACTGTTGCTTTGCCAATATCAAATTTAGAAGGCTTAAAATCCTCTATGCCTAAAATTGTTTCGTTTATATCTGTGTCATCTGAAATATCTTTTAACAAATTCAGCAATTCACTTTTTAACATATTTTTTCTCCTTTCCTTTACAGTATTCTTCCTATAAAGTGTGCCTTTTAACGTCATGCAGGACAAAAAATAAAAGCTATATACTTTTTTTCCATTCTTCGTAAGCTTTCCAACTAACTTCTTTCTTGCTTATGTTGTCTAGTCTAGTTTTAGGCTTCCAATCCTTGTTAGGAAGGCTTATGTAAGTGCACCTACAAAGAGGATGCTTAGGAAGTTGAATAGGCTTTTTACTTATTTCAAAAGTTTGCCCATCAAATTTACCACAATCAGTGCAGGTTTTAGAATCTAGTGTGGCGCAATACATCACATATTCAATATCATGTTCTTTCTCCCATGCGTCATTTACACCTTCCATAACCCTTGCAACTTCTGTTTGCGCTAATCTTGTAGTATTAAAAGCATTAGAATTATACTTGTCCTTAATTGCTTTTTCTATATTGTTTAAATTAGTTTCTCCATTAAGGAATTTTTTAACTTCAACTTTTAGAAGCTTAGCCATGTTATTTTTATTGTCCCAAATTCTGTCACTATAATTCTTACCACTAATTTTTTCGCTAATTATTTTATTTAATGCTTTGTTGGTTATTTTTTTAAGCTTAAAATTTACTCCAAAACTAAAAAGAAAGCTATTTGAATAATACTTGTCCATTCCAATATCCTTTAGCAATGTTCCTATTGCAGATTTTTCTAAGTCCATTTCAGCTTCTAAAACTAAATCTATTTTGTTCCTTAAGGCTTTGAATAACTTAGTTTGTTCTGCTAAGGACAAATTCATGCAATCGCCTACTACATTGTATTTAAGCATTATGTTTGCTATTTCTTGCAGAATTAAATCTCTATTAGCTTTCTGTTCCTTCAAGAGAATAAGGAGTTGTTTATCGCCTTTTTTATAAAGTTCTTCAGCAAATTTCAGAATGTTGTTAGTGAAGAATTCCTTATTATTCACTTTCCCCACCCTCTTCTAGGTTGTCTAAATTATCTGATAGATTCATAACTTCTCTTTGCTCCTGTAACATTCTCTGCCATTCTTCCTCTGCATTAGTAACAAAACTTAGCCTAGATAATCCAGTTTTTATGGATAATTTGCCATTTAATTGGCTCATTATTTGTGCGGTTTCAACATCATTAGATGGTAGGTTTAGTTGTGGTTCTATCTTTATATCTTTGTAGTCATATCCTTTGCTACTAGTGAGGTTTAAAAATGTGAAGAGACACTTAATTCTTGCCTTTACACAATTCTTTATAGCTTGATTTTGTGCTATTATCTTCAATCTAAGACAATTCATTCTTGTTAATAGCATTGTCCCAGATGTATTACTTTGAATCTGAGTCTGGTTATCGATATGTTGTGCAACTCTGTATATATCTTCCTTGACTATGTCCCTGTACTGGCGAATAAAGTCACTAGGGATACTCTTCACTAGCCATTCAGCCTTGCAATTAGCTTCGGGTAGTTGCATTATCCCCATTTTTTTCATTTTTGTAGCTTCATTTTCCTCAATATTGACCCCTGTGAGAACCAAGTAAGCCAATCTGGTATCAGCTATTTCATTACTCCAGTCGCTCATTAAAGCCTCGTAGCAGTCCTGTAGTAGCTTTATGTTGTTAAACAAGGTATCTTTCTCCTTGTTGTTCAATCTCGCCACACCGACGGGCACACAGCCAAAATAATGTGGAGTAGGGGGAGATATTTCTATGAAGCCGTCTTGAAAATGATATATATAATTGTCATCTATTATTTCCATGTAGATATTATCATCTAATTCCTTTTTGTAGAAATATATGAAAAGTTGAACTTTCCCCTCTGTATCACAATAGGCTATAGAAGTTAGAGGGCTAAATTCTTTTATCTTGAATTCCTCGTCGTTCACGTAGTACAATTCGTAACTTTCCCCAAATATCAATAAGTTTGTAGCTAGTTCCGTGTCTAAAGTGGCACTAATACCACTTAACGCGTCTTCAATTTCCTTTACACTTTCTGAGTTGTTGCTTCTACTTACATACGTGATAGGCTGTCCCACCATAAAGCTTACTTCTTCTTCGATAAAGGATTTTATGAAGTTATCAACTATTTTTCTATTGCTCCTGTCTGTAGTAGGGTACTCTCTCAAGGTATCAGTCACCCCTACATAGTAGTTGTACATAGTTGAACACAATTCCCTTCTTCTTTCGTATTCATCTTTTAGCTTTTGAGCTATTTGAAAATCATATTTCACCGTGTCACCTCTTAAAACAATATCTTTCTGTCCAATAATTTGATAGTGTTATTTTTACCTACCGCGTCGGTCACGCTATACCTAAAAGCGTCCATATAGTGGTTAAATTTGTCTATAGGTTTATTAATATATTCCCCTGTTTGTCTGTCTTTCTGCCATGTATAATTTAGAAATTCTTCTACTATGTCTTTACAATTAGGATGAACATAAATAGTATATTCTTGTACCACGGAAATTCCATTCATAATTGAATCTTTTCCCTTTGCACATGCCACAACTCTTTTTGCTCCCATTCGTCTTAAATCTTCTATAGACTTTTGTTCTGCACAGTCACAAACAATTCTTGCTGTATGTATTTCCATTTCTTGAAGCTTTTTAAATATTTCCTCGTTGGTCATACCTTTAGAAGCATAACCTTTGTAAATCCATATTTCCTTAGTCGTTTTTTTTATAAGAGAACATATAATTGCAGTTGGGTCATGCACATAACCCCAGTCTAGCCCATAAATTGGAAAAACTTCTTTATCTTTCAGTATTTCTTTATAATTAAAAACTTTCTCCGTCCAGTTATTGTATACTTTTTTGTCAAGGGAACTAAACTCACCTTCTGCGTAAATCTTATAGTAGGCATAGTTTGTCTTTTTCATGCCCAAAAGGTTGTCTATATACTCCTTGGGGAGGAATCTATTATCCCTATACGTGGTGTGAAGTATAGTCGTATTCCTTTTGTCATATTCAGCTTCATCTGCAAACCATCTCTTATAACACCAGTTAGCCTTAGAAACTGGGTTAAAGGAAACTATCACCTCATTATGGGGCTGCTTGCTTCTTAAACGTAAGCATAGCTGGTCGTAATCCTCTTCCTCTATTTCTGTTGCCTCTTCTATCCATATATCAGTTATATCTGCAATGGATTTTATTCTTTCTCTATCACTTAGGCCTTTAAATAAAAAAATAGATCCATTAGGAAGCTCTATAGTCATGTCTGTTTTATTTATCTTGCACTCATCATACAGTTGCCATTGGCTAATCATAGACTTAAAAAGTGCAAAGCAAGAATCCCTTAATGTATTATCAACTTTTCTAACAACCAAACATTTTCTATTGGAATACTTGAGGTACTTATAAAGGAGTTTTTGAGTTATAAAAACTGATTTTCCACTACCTGCACCACCATAATACACGCTGAATCTTTTGTCGTATTCTTCCAGGTGTGGGAGGTAGGCTTGATTGAATATTTTTTTGCTTATTTTTAATTTTGTTGTTGGCATTTAGACCTCCCCTCCTTTTATCTGAAAAAATATTTATTTCACCCACGGCATGGTGGGTCTGAGGCAATTTAGAACCATACCCCCACCTTACACTGCACGACTACACAACCAAATTCGTTTTTGCTCAATTTCGCTAAATTATTATTTTGCGAATATATAAAAGTCATGTGTTGCTAACCTAGTGTTTAAACCACTCCTTGCATTTCGTTTTTGCATTAATTGTGAGTGGTGAGGAAATTCTTTTTATACATGAATATTATTCAATTATTTCTGTATATATACAGTAATTATTCATCATCCAACTCTACTGAAATAGTTTTATTTTCTACTACCTGTTCTGTCTTATCTACGTATCCGTAGTTGTTCTTAAGTGTAAATATCGCGCCAACCGTACTATTCTTGCTGAATAATGCTTGTTCATAGTTCATTTCTATATATTTCTTAGCCTTCTTTATTGTGTTTACAAAACCAACTTTAACGGTATTATCAAACCTTTTGAACCTATCTGTTTCTAACATTTTTTCATAATCCAATAGAGATTTACGTTCAAGGTCTAGTACATAACACAACCCTGTAACTGTTGGCACTTCTCCAGTCTTTTGGCAATCTTCAAAATACTTGTCAATTAATACTTGCATTTCTTCTGGGTTATTATATTTAGCTGGTCTGCCATTCCATTTTGTCATATTAATCAACTCCTTTTACCTATATAAAAAGACACCTCAAAGGTGCCTACTTTACTGTTTATTCTTCATTGTTTTAGCAAGCCTATACAGTATAAAGTCAAAAACTAAAAATGCAATTCCTAGCAGTGTATTTACCAACATAAGAAGTAAAGATAAAGGTATTAAAATAATACAGCATGCTATAGTTACGTAGTAAGAAGCTTTGATTGTTTTCTCGCTATATTGTACTGGCTCTACGCTATTAGCTTTCTTATGCCCAGTCTTACCTGTGCTTGCAATATCTTTAATTCCAAATGTAGTTTTATTATAGACTTTATTGTAAGCTGCTTTCTTAGGGTCCTTTATCCACCCTACACCTTTTTTCCCGTATCCAGGAATAGTAGCTTTTTTAACTTGCCTTTTAAGATTCCCTGTCGTTCTAGCACTAATACTCTTTTTAATGCTAGGCTTTCTCATTCCTATTTTCATGTTATCAACCTCCTTGTTTTAATTTTCTACAAAACAGTAAAAAATCCTCTAACTAGAAAGTTGCTCTAGCTAGAGGAAATATAATTAAGGAGATTTCTAACGAGTCATGAAAACTCATTGCAGTTTACTACGATATAATTATAAGGCTTCCAGTACTGACATTACAATGACTTTTACTGACATTTGCATGACTTTTAGTGACATTTACTCTCCTAAAATACCCCTAATCTCGTTAAGCCCTTCCCTATGCAGTCTTAAAACTTGTCTTACATCTGCATAACCCATTTCATCTGCTATACAATCAAAAGACTTGTCATTTACGTACCTTTGATACAGTACATTGTAGCACTTAGCCTTATGCACTTTGTCTATTGTCTTAATTACGTCAAGTTTAATCTTCTCAAGATTCACTATATCAGCCTTAATTTCGTTTTCTATCTCAACTATGTCTGCTACATCATTTCCTATACTATCTCCACTCTCACGGCTTGTCTGCACCTTCTCAAAGTAGTTTAAGCCTTTTAGAGAGGTTGCCATATCCCTTATATGTTCTAGTTGTATTTTTTTGTTCTCGATTTTTAATTGATACACTCTTATTTGATTTAAGTATTCTTTAACTGTCATATTTTTACACTCCTTATTTCCTGTAACTTTTTTTGGTTACGCTCTAAAAAACGCATGGTTGAGCCATTCTTTAATTATTTTGTAACCCTGTAACCCTTGAAACTCAAAAATTCCTATAGGTATATATTTTATATATATATATATATACTTTTTTTATATATATTATAGTTACAATGGTTACAAAATTGGGTACACTTGATTATTGCTAGGGTTTAAGATACTTATTTGAAAGTTACTAATGGTTACTAAATTAGTTACAAGTTATAAAAAAGGTTACAAATTCATTGTTTTGCACTCCTACTCATATAGTTGTCGTATGCACAAGTTGTCAATTTTGGAAGCTTATAACCTTTCTTAAATCCTCCGTCAGTTCTTCTATGAGTTTGATATTTGTATCCCCTCCTTTCGAGCTCATTTTTAAGTGCTTTTCTTTCTCGGATATTCAGCATGTCACATAATTCCGCAACATTGTGAACCTCGGTCTCGTCGCTTTCCCAATCTATGCTCTCATTCAAAATGATTGAAATATCACTTTCCACAGAAAAATCTACATTTGATTTTGCAAGTTCCTCGTTTTCTTCATCACTCAGATAGTATGGGATTGCTCCGGTTTTCCAAAGACTGTATACTGCCCCCCAGAATTTAGCTTTATCAACTTTTTCAAGTTTTTCAATGTCACATTTCTGTATAGGAATAACCCACCACCTTCTACTACCTGTTTCATCTTTTAGAAAATCTCTTTTGTTTACAGTAGCACAAAATGTTGTTACTCTCGGGTATCTTTCTTCCACTCTCATGTATGGGCTCCTATATTCATCAGATTCTGTTGTCACAAACGCTTTCAGCCTTGCTTGGTCTCCTTTCATAGTGGCGTCCAGTTCCCCAAGTTCCACACTTACATACTTTGTATTTTCTCTTACGCTGTCTCGGTTAGTTGGGTCAAGAACCTTCTCTCCCTTAAACCATTTAGGGTTGGAGAACAGAACCTTGAAAAAAGTTGTCTTTCTTGCACCTTGTTGCCCTTGCAGAACTAAAACTCCTTGTCCTGCGTAAGCATTTTCTAGTGTGTTGTGTGCAGTTCTAACCACATTTATGCACCATTTTAAGAATAAATGATAATAGTAAACATACTTTTCGTTTTCTATTGGGCCAAGGACAAGACAATTAAAAACTTCTTGCACTGCGTCATAGTCCTCATTCTCATTAGCTTCTAACCATTCCGTAAAAGGATTATACTTGTTCTTTTCGGCTATCTTGAGTATAGAATTACTTACCTCATCTCTACTCATATTTAACCCTTCAAGGACGTTCAAACTATAGATATCTGTTATCAATTCGTTTCTAGTACTTCCAATAGCTCCGCAACTTTCAACCTCTTTAGAAATTACATTGTATTTAAGTTTTACATTTTTACGCTTTAACATTATTTCTAAGTTTTGCCATATTCGTAAAGGAGTATACCCTCCTTTGCTATTTTCCTTTACATATTTCCAGAATGTAGATTTTCGGAAGTCCCAAGCGTCTTTACAGGCTTCTCTAAACTCCGCAATGGAATGTCCAACTTTGAACCAGTCTGTCACATCTGCATTGTCGCCTAGCTCTTCTATATTTGGCAAACTAACAACATTGAAGCCATTGCAACATTGGGAGACTTTCTTCCAGATGTCATGCTTGTATTTCTCGCCTGCTTCTCCTGTATCCCCTACAAAATAGATATTTGTTCCTTCAAACATATAAAAATTAAAATCTTTTACTCCTTTAAAGGAAGTAGCCGTATAACCCATTTGTGTGAGCGTATCAACGTCTTTTTCTCCTTCGACGATAAATATATCCTTTTTACTTTCTAACGCCTTGCAAAGCCTTTTGAAGTTGTATGGGACTTCTTCCACAATTCTCTTTGGAACAACCTTTCCTTCCACTACGGAATAATATCTTACTTGTTTCTTATTCGTAGTGGAAAATTTAGCTTTGTAATACAATATTTTCCCTTCTGAGTTTTCAAAAGGATAAAGCTTAATTAATCTCCAACCTTTATATATTTCTAAGGTTTTTATCTGCCATTCTATATACCCTTTTATCTTGTCTTTCTCACTTTCTATAGCCTCATACTCGGCATTTAGAGGGACGCCTAGATACTTACACGCCTCAACATAATTAATCCCTTTATAGTCCCTTATAAAGTCAATTCCATCACCTCCACGTCCACAACTAAAGCAATGCCATTTATTTTTCTTAGGGTCGTATGATAGGCTTGGAGTTTTATCCTCGTGGAAGGGACAACTTATTCTGTTGCCCCTGTTAAAACTCCCTATTTCATTTTCTATTATTTCTTTTGTATTCATCATCTCACCTCACTAAAGCCGTTGTCTGTTTCCCCTACATTCATTTTTCTGCCTAAATTTTTCTCTATTTCTCTTTGCAAGTTGCTTAGTTTTCTACAAACCAAATGGAATTCCCTTAGCCACTCTTCTTGCTGTATAGGCGTACCGCCAAAGAATCCATCACTTTCAAAGAATTTTTCAGCTTTGTAATATCTACCTAAATTGTAATTATACTGTTTCTTTAGTTCCTTTAGCATTTTCTTTCTCCTTGTAGGCATACTTACAATTTTGAAGATGTTCTGCTCCGTCAAATTCAGGGATAGCATTTTCTTCAAAGGCTTTGTAAAACAGACAATCATCCCCACACATTTTACAGTTGGCACAGTTGTAAAACATTATTAATTCTACTAACTCAAAATATTCCTTATTCTCCTCGTATGAGGCTTCTATTTCAGCACTCTTTTTCTTCTTGTATATCTCTATATCCTCATTGGAACTTACATAAACTTTTGTATTGTTGACTGCTTTCTCAAAAGTCTTGAACGCTGTTTTATTCAATCTTTTCAACATACTCACAACTGTCTTATAGGTCAATGTGTGTGCTCTTTTCAAGTCCCCTTTCTCCTTATTTGTAAACAAATCTCCTTCTGTAAAGGTCAACAACTGCTCTGCATTCTTCAATATTGCAACAAGTGCCAATCTTTCTGTACTGCTAAGATAATCTTTCATCTTCAAACTCCTCCTCTATCCAACCTTCATGTTTAAATTTTGCATATATATAGGATTTGCATAATTTTTCAATTTTGAATCCCATCATGCTTTTTTGCTGAGGGAATATGGGCACTCCATACTCCCCTTGGATTGTCTTGTATATTCTGTTGTATAAACTTCCACCCTTGTACTGGCTCCTGTAATTTTCCCTTAAAATATCCAACTCAAAATTCGGGTTTTCAACTAGCAAGTCACATCTAATCCCATACTTGTTCATGTGTGCCAATTCTTTTTTTAACCTTGAGCCTTGGTCTGCGAAATTTCCTACTAGTTCATCTATAGAAGCCTTTCTCTCTATCACATACTCCCTGTCAAAGTAAATCTCCCTTTGTTGCCCCGCAAACACTCCTAAAGGAACTTTGAAGGAATAGTCCCCATAATCTAGCTTTTGTATTTGGTATGGGATATTGTGTTTTTCAAAATAACTAAGTATGTGTGTACTTTCTTTTTCTCTAGTGTCGCACAGTATTACAATGCTGTTTTCTATTTTTTTAATTTCTGTATCTGTAAACTTATATCTCATTGACATAACTCCTTAATATCTTTCCAATTTTTATTATCCCTCACAAAGATCCTCTTATCTCCTGGTACTGTCATATCTGCAAGTGTGAAGCACTCCTTGATTCCATTCTTGTATTGGACTAAGATGTAATTCTTGAAAATGCCAATTATTTTACCTTGTTTTTCTTCAGTGATGTTTCTGTGCGTACTTGATACCTTTACCCTTGTGCCTAAGTTTACTCTCATCTATTTCACTTCCTTATACCATTCATCTGGTATCTGTACAGACGGATGAATTCTGCAATACTCCCAAATATCTGAATCTAGTTCCATTGTAAACCCAGTATAATTATCATCTGATATTCTACTTGTACGGAAACAATATTCTTTTTTAAGGGGTTGATATTCAATGAAATATTCATTTGACCATTCTTCCTCTTCATAGTCTCTTATCTGCACCTTAGTTCCTCTTGGAACTTTACTCCAGTCAATCTCTCTTTTGATTTCTACAAAACAACCATTAATCACCTCATTGTAAAAGAGATTAGATTTAAAAAAAGAGTCTTTCGCACATGGGTCTTTGTAATATAAATCTCCTTCCTCATCTATCTTATAAATACTCTCTGATAAATCTTCTAAATTTCCATTAACAGCAAACTTGTATATTTTTTCTTCTTTCAAATCTTGTATTTTTAATTTTTTCATGTTTATTCCTCCTACTTTACATAATGTTTTGTTATGTTATATTTAATAATTCCTTAAATATTGCTTCTAGAATTGGGACTGGCATACTATTGCCAGCTTGTTTGTATAGAGTTCCATTCATTTTTCCTAAAGCACCTGGGTTTGCTCTTAATGCTGCTTCAAAATCTTCATCAGTAAAACCTTGGAGTCTCCAACATTCACGTTCTGTCAAGTATCTATACCTGCCATTATTTAATTCTATTACTCCACTATTAGGGCATCTCATCTGCTTAGTTGTAATGGTAGCACAGTAATCTTTTATGACTTCTACTCTACCTTTAAATCCGTTATTGCTACAGTTAATTCTGCTAAGCATACTAGGTTGAGATACAATATACTGTTCTTCCTGTGTATCTTCTAGGAACTCTTTTATGCCCTTCATAGGCTTTCTTTCTAAGCTTTCAAAATCAAAGAAAGTTCCGTCTAGGCAACTAACTGTGAATACTCTCTCCCTTTTCTGAGGAAGTCCAAAGTCCA